AAATTGCACCATCTGCAATTTTTGCACTTGTAATAAGTCCATCTGCTAACTGACTTGAAGTTAACGGAACTGCAGTCGGTTGATTGCCTATAAAAGCCATTTATGTTTCCTATGTACTAATGTCGTCTACGGCAGAAACCCAAACATCCATTGCAGATGCGACATCACAGTTTACTTTAAGTACATCACCTGATTGTACTACGTATTTAGCTCCTCCATCTATAACTTGTAATTGTGATCCAACAGGTATTGGAGCGTTTTTAACTAAATCAATATCGTTGGTTCCGTCAAAAATAGTAACTGTTGCATTAATAGATGTTGTTGCATTAACATTTGCAAGAGCAATACCTATAACTGTGTCAAAAGTGTTTGCTGTAAAAACAGTAGTCGCTGCTGTTCCTACTGCGTTTGCTGTATATCTTCTAAAATTTTGTGCCATATTTTCTCCTTGTTATTATTACTATAAAGCCACTGCCATTGCAATAGCAAACCCTTGTGTTGCAAATCCAGAAGTACTACCAATATCTATACATGTAGAAACAGAACTTGATCCATTTACAAATAAATAAGATTTAGTTCCTGTTAAAATAGATACTGTAGTAGAACCACCTGCTGAAATTGTAGCTGTTCCACCTGAATTATTTATAAATACATAATCTTTTTCAATATTGGGAACTGTAACTGTAACAGTTGTTGCAGATAAAGATCCGCTTAAAACTATTATTTTATTTCTTCCTGCTTCATCTACGTAAGTCGTAGAAGATGAATTTGTTGTAAATGCTAAAGTTGTATTTCCAGTAAGAGTTATGTTAGCTACACCACCGATTGCATTATCTATATCTTGTAAATTGACATTAGTAAGTGCACCCCATGTACCGGAGTTTTCACCTGTTGCCTGAAGATTTAATCCTAAATTACTAAACGTGCTTGCCATATTAAATTCTATTTATCACTATTTTAAAGTTTTGTCATCATGGTAAATTAATCCATGTTTGACCTGTTGTTACACTAACAGTACTCCAAGTTTGTCCAGTTGTTGGACTTATAGCAGACCACGTTTGACCTGTTGTTGGGCTTACAGTACTCCAAGTTTGTCCTGTTGTCGGATTTATAGCAGACCAAGACTGACCTGTTGTAGGATTTATAATAACCCAGCCGTATACAATAGGTGTTCCTGAACCAACTGTCAATTGATTTGATGTTGGTATTATAATTTGTTGAGTAGAAAGCGTTACTGTTCCAACCCCTAAATTTACATTATTTCCTGTAACTACGTAAGTAGATACAATTGTAGGAGTACCTACTTGTACAGAAACACTCGATCCTGTAGGTATAACTACTGATCCTAAAGATAAAGTAGGAGTTCCAACTCCAACTGTTACTTCATTACCATCTACATCAATAAAGTTTTTACCTGAAACTTGAACAGTTCCTGACTGAAGAGAAACACTTGATCCTGTAGCTTGAACAATTGTTGGTAATTCAATTGCAACTTGACCTATTCCAATTTGAACAGAAGATCCTGTTGCAGTAAATACTTCATCTAATTTGAAAGAAATAGTTCCAACACCAATATCTAATTCTTGTCCAACAACTGCATCGGTTACATTTCCACCTGCAAAAATGTTTGGACTTTGTACAAGTAAATCTAATAAGTTTGTTGTAACATCAACATTTGATTTAGCAATAACTGTTGCATTGTTAAGTGTTAAAGTTAATTGTTCACCATTTGTAGTAACAACTGCATTACCTGCAAATTGTAATGTTCCAGTTTGAATACCTAATTCATTAGAAGATAATATAACTTCTGCTTCTGCTGAAATTAAAACATTACCTGTTTGAACAGAAACACTTGATCCTGTTACAAGTACAATTTCATCTAACTTAAATGCTATATTACCTATTTCTGTTTGAATTAAATTAGTTGTAACTGGAATTGTTATACCTAGAGATAAATCAACTGTACCTACTTGAACTTGTGCAGCAGAACCTACAACACTAATAATTTGAGATATGGCAATAGAAACTGTGCCTGAATTTAATTGTAATTGTAAAGTAACATCAGGAACGATTGTTCCATAATAACCAGAACCCCAAGTGGATCTTCCCCATCCATCTTCAGCACCTACTAAAACTGTAACGTCTTGGCCTATACCGCCCCAGTTATAAAGATTCCATTCTCCAAAACCCCATGAAGTATTTGTAGCCATAATTTTTATGGCGAACTACTACGAAATTCTTATGATCGCGCTCGTAGAATTAGCTGCTGGGAATTGAATAGTAAAGTCGCCGTTCGTTGAAGTTTTGCTACCACCAAAATCTAATACTACAACTGCTTTACTAGAGTTTGTCGTATTATAAATTAATGCTGCAGAAGCAGTAATTGTAGCTGTTGAAAAAGTTACATCGTTAAAATCTACGAATGCAACATTTTGTGCAACTACTGGTGAAATGTTTACAAGTGCAGCTCCCGTTGCTGTATAACCTGTACCACTAACTTCGTTAGTAGTTGTATACGCAGTTGTTGATGCTGCAGAAAAACCTGTAACGGTTGAATATAATGCTAATTTAAATGCATCGCCTGTGCTTGCTGTAAAATCGTGAATTGCTTCAAAAAGTTCTTCTTTAAAACTATCTGGTACTATATTTGCCATATTAACTCCTGTTATTAGATGGTGGCGGAGAGTCTACCACAACACGTGGTTCTCCATCAACATATTCGTCTCTTCTTCTTCTACCTGTTTGTTCAACACCGAAAGATTCTCTCGCTTGTTGATATGATTGTTCGTAAACTTGTATCATATTATCAGGACCTTTCAAGTATTTATATGTTTCTACTAAAGATCCGTAAAGAAGTAAATCTTGGGCAAAAGTAGATATATAAGTAGTTGAAGTTGTTGAACTACCAGCAGTTATAGAAGTTCCTTGTGAATAATAAGCAATATTAATTGCATAAGTTGTATTAGGAGTTGGCGCTACAAACCAAGTTGTTTCATTAAAATTTGCATAGTATCTTGGTTTAGCATAATAAGTAGAGTTACCAGGTAAATTATTAAATTCTGACATGAAAGAACTATCTTTTTGTTCTACAACAGAAGCTTCACTTGTTCCTGGTGTAATCATTTCAACATATCTAATATTACGAAGTCCAGATGGTACAGAAATTGTAGTTGTTCCTGTAACAGCTACTGCAGATGCATATACTCTAAAAGAATCAATATTTAATTCTCTATAAATTCTATTTTCTGCATTTTGTACAACTACAGAAAGAGTAGAATCAGATAATCCATTACTATCTACTTCTGTGTAGTTTCTAATTTGAGTTACTAATTGTGAATAAGTTAGTGCCATATTATATTGTCTCCGCGGTCGCCGATCCACCGCCAATGGTTGTCGTTAAAGAACCAGTTCCTGACGATGCATTAAAACTATAATTATCTAAATTAACAACTGTTATACTATATCCAGTTGACGTTGTTAAGACTGATTGTTGAAATCCTGAAGAAGTTAAAAATGAATTAACTACTGTTAAATTTTGAAATTTAACCGTATCTGCTGTAGTTTTACCATGACCAGGTTGATTCACTTGTATAGTTGAACTATTTACAGTTACTAAAAAAGCATTATTAGGTAATGCAACTGCTGAAGGACCAACTGAAGGTTGTCCTCCAAAGTTACCGCCCGCGCTCGCGGACGTCTGACCATTAATAGTATATTGATTAGTATTAATTACTGTTAATGAAAATCCAAGTGTAGTATTTAACATTGCATTAGTGAATCCATTAACTGCATTTACATTATTAAATATAATTTTATTTCCTGTTGTTTTTTCATGACCAGGTTCATTTACTAAAATAGTAGAACTTCCTGATGTTGATAACAAAGGATTAAAAGATAATAACACAACCGATAATGGTTCAGTTCTGTCTGGTCTTGCATTTAATAATCCTTGCGGATCGTTGCCTGGTACTTTTGGCTCTAATTGAGGTTGTTTAGGTTCGTATTCTGAAGTGTGAACGAATGATCCATTCCACTCGGTTACCATTTCATCATACGGAAACCTTTGTCCAGATCGATCTGATATGGCGTAAGACTTCTTACCTGTAGCAAAAGTTGTCATTATACACCATCTCCATAGAATGTTTTTGGTGATATAAATAACGAGGTGCGTTGACCGTCTTCTTGTAAAGCTCTTTGTAATTCATCTTCATAAATTAATTTTAACATTTCAGTTTTTTCTGGTCGGTATGTAATACTTAAATAATAAGCTAGTCCTGAAGTTAAACATGGTAAAAATCTAAATACAACATCTGGAGTATTTGTATATCTTCCACCATCTTCTATTCTTGCAAGATAATAAAATTTTAATTGAAAATTACTTGGTGTTGATGAACTAGAAAATCCTGATCCTGGTGTTTGATATAAAAATACACTTGGACTTGTTGTTCGTTGAACATAATATTGTGAAGGTGTTCCTTGTGATAATTTATTAGGTAACGCTGCATAAGCAGATCTATCTATTTTAGTTAATGAAGTGTCAGTTGGCGATGAAGCACTAGGTGAAGTATTATTTCTAACATAGGCCTCTAATACATCGTTAATATCGTTTGGATAATTTGTTGGATCGGTAGTAAAGTTATATTCAGCTTGGCCCAATACTAAAGGGATCGCGGCTAATTTTACTTTCCATAAATGAACACCTCTATTATCCCATTCAGATAATAAAATATTTAAATTTCTTCTTGCTGTTTTTAAATGATTACCGGATCTAGCTGTTCCAATACCTACACGTCCATAAGCTTCATCAAAAAGCTCATCTAGTTCAAGATTGAAACTTGTAGTTCCGGAAGTAGCCATCTACTCTCCTACTTGTCTATAAATAACGTAACGTTTAAAGCACTACTGTTTGCTGTTACACCAATTCCATCAATAATTGCTGTACCATTTCTTGTAGCATATAGAACACCATCTTCAGGAATATTTAATGTTTCTGTTTGTCCTGCACCAACTGAAACACTAATAAAAACTTGTGTGTTAGTTGAAGAACTAACAGTTGTAGCATTTGCTAATCCATTAATAATTGCAGTTCCAGAACTTCCTGTTGATTGAATCATATATCCACGAAGTCTTGTAGGTCCAGTAAAAAATACTGCATTTGTGGAACTTGTAACGACTGGTTTTACATCTGATTTCATTTTATCTCCTTATATTAAGGAGCTCTTTCGAGCTCCTTAAAAATTAATTATTATACCGCAGCACTAAATGGAGTAGCTGGTGTACCTGTACATCCAGTATCAACATTAACTTTCCATTGAGTAGAACTAATAGCTGTGCAAGTTATTTTAGAATAAGTTACACCACCTGTAGTACTACCATTTAAAGTAATAGTGTCAGATGCTGCTACTGTTTCAAAACCTACCATGTTATCAGAAGTGTCATCAATAAATTTTGCACCTCCAACCATAACATCATTTGCGTTAGCTACTTGTACAATTAAATTTCCTGTTTTTGTAATAGATGCAAAAATTTC